TACTTACAACAAATACCTATATGCCTATGGCCGCAACCATGGCTGGCGGAATGGTCCCTGCTATTGGTATGGCTATTGCAACTTTCGTGGCTAAAAATAAATTTAGTACAGGAGAGAAAGATGCTGGAAAAGCCGCTTTTGTATTAGGTTTATGTTTTATTTCAGAGGGTGCAATACCATTTGCTGCTAAAGACCCAATGCGTGTTATCCCGACCTGTATTTTAGGTGGAGCTGTGACTGGGGCACTTGTTGCTTTATTCCACTGCGAATTAGTTACTCCTCACGGCGGCGTATTTGTTCTTTTAATTCCAAATGCAATTAATCATGCTTGGTTATATCTCTCTGCAATTGCAGCAGGCAGTATCGTTACAGGCATAAGCTATGCAATTGTTAAGAAAAAAGTAGAAGAAAAAATTGTGACCACTGCATAACAAAAAAAGGGAGAATATAAATTCTCCCTTTTTTATTTACCACGCTTAATCCAACAAAAAATTAAGCTTACGATTATCTAATGATAACTTAAATAATCTTATTATCATTTAATCTAAATAGCTCAAGCCATAATCTGTATTGGTACTTCCTCTGCCAACATTACAGTTAAAGTTGGCTCTTTTTTTTGGGATTTAGTAGATGAGCGACATACTGCCTGAGTAAAAATTGTTAAAAATATAATTTATAGACAAAAAAGCTAAATTTATAACGCTAACCTTTCAACTAGTTTTTTAATTTTATATAAAATAATCAATAAGTTGTTAAATAAACCCATTTTATTTTTGTGAGTTATCTATTTATTCTGCACTTAATATTGTGGGATTGAACGGGATATTCTGGGATGAACTGGGATAGAAGCTATGAGTAACAATAGTTTGAGGAATATTTAAGGGTAAATTTAGCCGCGTTTAAATTTACCCATTATTTTGCACTACATTTAGTAGTTACAACATAACTCTAGGAAATTTGTATTTTATTTTGCACTTGTTGAATTGCGGGTATTTGATTCAACAAACTTTCAACTGTAGCCCCTACTGTCTTAGTTATTGTTTTGTTAGGCACTTGCAGATCATCTAAAACAAACTCCAACTTGAACAACTCACTTCCAGCAATTTTAAGTTCTATGGTTATCGTTTGTTTTTCTGATTCATTTAGAAATATATCTAATGCTTTCTTAGGTAATTTAAGCCCAGCATCTTTCAATGTTTGAACGTCTACTAGGCTTGGTGTTGTGGTTTCTGGCATATCAGCTTGTACTCCTTATTAACTCGTCTAATGTTGTCTTCATCGCTTCTTTATAAGCTGAGTTGCCATAGTACAAATCGTAGATAATTAAAATCAATTCGGATTTAGCAGCAGACGACATTATACGTCGTGTGTCGAACAATGCTTGCTCAATTGTTTCTATACATTCCTGTAATAATTCAATTTTTGCATTTCTTGGTTCAGAAAGATTGTCATATAAGCTTACTACAAACTTTGCTTTTGCCTTTGGAGACATGTTCCGTTTTGTCACCTTCAACGCCTTATCAAGAGTATCAAAAGCTTGTTGTAATAGTTGAGTATCAAGTCCATCAAACTCAGGATTTATATTATTGCTCTCCAGAACCTGATCCATGGCTTCTTCTATTTGTTGGTTAATGATTTCATCCATTGAATAAATTGGAAAAGGTATACCCGTACCATTTTTGATCCAATCTACATCTGCTCCTGTTGCGTATGAAATAGTCTGAGCGACTGACTGGTGCATGTTTTGGTTGCCCTTGGAAAAAATTCCAAAAGCTGTTGATTTGGATAGCCCTATTCTTGCACACCATCCATACAGAGATTCTTTAGCCCCTCTCGGTTGCTTTCCATTAAGCATTAAAAAATACAAACGCTTCTGTATGGGGGTTTTTTCTTGTTCGTAATTAAACTCTTTGAATTGCGAACCCTGTGCAATATCAAAATCAGAAAAACTAACAAATTTATTATCATTAATATCAATCACTTAAATAAATACTCCCAAAAAGTTTCGTAATTTCTATTGCGAACTCTTTACTTCGAACTTTTTACGAACTATTATTTCGTTAGAAAAGGCAACCGCCCATTCTAACCGTTAAAAAAAACGCCTAATAAGGCTAAGGAGTTCATATGGGATTCGAGCAAAACCCCACAGAACATTGGGATAAATACAGCATTAAGGCTGAAATTGAGCGTAGAGGTAAATCTTTAACTCAATTAGCAAAGGACAATAACTTGCCTGCACAAACAGTTCGTAATGCCCTTTGCCATCCCAGTAAAAGTGGAGAGCTTGTTATCTCTCAATTTCTAGGAAAGCCCTTGCATGTACTATTCCCAGAACGTTGGACTAAAGATAACAAGCGTTTATATCCACGTTACACCAACAGCAAGAAGGAATGTGCTTAATGAAAACACATTACAGCATTGCTGATTTATTAGGTTTGAACCTATCAAACTTCCCAACCACACGAAGAGGATGGGAGAAATATGTTCAAACAAACAGTTTGAAGTATAGAGAAGTTCCAAGTCGCGGAAAAGGGGGAGTTCGAAAAGAATACGAACTTTCTAACGAGTTAAAAGAGTTATTAGTTCTTAAAAGTATTCAAGAGGATGTGAATCAAGTAGCTGATTCAGTTTCTATAGATTGTGAAATAGATATCCCAAGAGCTAATGCTGCTGAACTAATGAATTGGCAACGTGAAGTAGCAGAAAACCGTTTATTTATAGTTCGTTATATCCAGCAACAAATGAATCATGGTGTATTAAAAACTCCAGCGATTGAACAATTTGTCGAGAAAGCTTCTTTAGGGAAATTGCCAAATGAAATTTTGGATGCTGTCGCTAAAGGGAATGCCAAAGCTGGTGAGCATCGAGCAGTTAGTCGTCGATCAGTATTTGATTGGGTAAAAGCTGTTGAAGAAGCGGAGTTACAGAAAATCCCTGTAATAGCAGTTCTTGCACCTAAGCAAAGACAGTCAGTTATACCCGCGTGGGCTGCTGCCTTATTAAAACTTTGGGGACAACCTCAAAAGCCAACACTGACTGTAGTGCTGGAACAACTTCCAAACTATTTGGATTCTAAGATTCCATGCCCTAGCTATGCCCAAGCTTACCGTTTTCTTAACGAAAAGATGGGCAATGTTGATGTGCAAAAAGGCAGGATGGGTAAACGCGAATTAAAGAATATTCAACCATTTATTCGTCGTGATACTTCTGCCCTATTGCCTACTGATATTTATACGGCAGATGGTCACTGTTTTGATGCTGAAGTTGCTCACCCTCAACATGGTAAACCCTTTAGACCAGAACTCACATCAATATTAGATGTTGCAACTCGTCGTTTAGTTGGGTGGTCTATTGCACTTTCAGAAAGTAGCTGGGCTGTATTAGATGCCATTCGTATGAGTGCAACTGAATGCGGTATTCCTGCAATTTTCTATGTCGATAATGGCTCGGGTTATAAAAATGATTTATTGAAGGCCCAAGGCCGTGGTGTATTAGCTCGACTTAATACAGAGATAAGCCATGCTCTACCTTACAACTCGCAAGCAAAAGGCTTAATCGAACGTAGTCATCAGACTATATGGGTTAAAGCTGCCAAAAATTTACCAACCTACATTGGTAAAGATATGGATAGTGAAGCCAGCAATGCAGTCTTCAAGCTTACACGTAATGAAATAAAGCGTTATGGCGAAACTAAGGCAATGATTAGCTGGTTGGATTTTATTGATTACGTAGCTCAAGTAGTTGAGCAATATAACAATAAACCTCACAGCGGTCTAAAGCGAATTACCGACCCAGTTACACTAAAAAAACGCTATCAAACACCGTTAGAAGCTTGGAATGAGGCGTTAGAACAAGGCGCTCCAATTGATCGTGTTGAGGATTGGGATGCAGAAGACCTATTCCGACCATATGAAGAACGTAAGGTTCGCCGTGGTGAAATCGATTTATTTGGTAACCGATATTTCAGTACCGATTTGGAGCAGTATCACGGTGAAAGTGTTCTCGTTGGCTATGACATTCATGACGCAAATCGAATTGTAGTGCGTGATGAGAATGGTCGCCTAATTTGCTATGCATTTTGGAATGCAAATAAACGTAATTACTTCCCTGTATCAAAAGTTGAACAAGCTCGTGCTGCACGTGCTGATGGCCGTATGCGTCGTTTAGCAGCAAAACAGTCAGAAGTAATGGAAGAAATGAGTCCAAAAGCAGTCATTGAACACGTGGAAAATCAAACAATTATTCCATTTAGCATGGATAAACGTGAACAAATCATGGCTGAGTTGGAAGCACTTCCAGAGCAAAAGAAAAATCAGGAAATTATTTATTTCAAAGATGCTCGTTTACCTGAGGAACCTCAGCGAGAGCAAACAATTTCACTTACTCCAGTACAACGCTGGATAGCTATTGATAAACAAATTTTAAATGGCGAGGAGATAACAGAACAAGACAAAACATTTTGGGAAATGTTCCAAGTTTCTAAGAAGTTTAAGCAAAGCAGCTTAGATGACGAAACGCTCAAAACGCATTTAGAGCGTCGTCAAGCGTGATGGTATTGGCGTACCAGCACATAAAACACACAACTTACTTTTTTATGGTGATTTAAATGACATCAAATGTCAATCCTTCAAATTCAACTAGCGGTATCGCTCATATTCGCAATATTGCTCAATGTTATGAAGCAGTTAGTCGTACTTTACAACGCAATCCTTTATTGCCGGGTATTTCAGCATTTTATGGCCCAAGTGGATTCGGTAAATCAACGGCAGCTAACTATGTTGCCACAAAAACCAATGCTTTTTATGTACAAGTTAAATCTACATATACAAAGAAAGCGTTTGTACAAGCACTGCTGCGTGAAATGAGCATTCCACCTCAAGCAACACTTAGCGACATGATGGAGCTTGCTAGTGCTGAGCTTGCTAAGACTGGGCGACCATTAATTATTGATGAATTTGATCATCTTATCCAAGGCAACAAAGTTGAAATTGTTCGTGATTTATACGAATCAAGCCAAGGCACCTTTCTAATTATTGGCGAAGAGCTTCTACCTCGAAAATTAGAAAAATGGGAACGTTTTCATGGTCGAGTTTTGAACTGGGTGCCCGCCTTACCTTCAGATATTAATGACGCACTTTTATTGAGCCGGATTTATGCACCTCGCGTTGAAATTGATATTCCTGTCTTAGAACAACTCATAGTCGCAGTGCGTGGTTCTACCCGACGAGTATCTACCAACCTTGAAATGCTGCATGAACAATGCCTTGAACAAGGTATTAGTCGAGTTTCACCACAAGATTTAAAAGTCATTTTACCGCACGGATTTGTTACTGGCGAAAGCCCTAAACCTCGGAGTTTCTGAACATGGAAAGCGCGTTTTTTACACCCAATTCTAAAACAAAGGCTATGGGCAAAAGTTTTAAAGTAAAAACATATGAACCACCACATCAACGTGTGTGGAATGAAATACGCCAACGCTCACAAGGGTTCACCCTTGTAGAGGTGGCTGATGCTGGCTCGATGCAGATTAATTCTGCACGAGCGTTTATTGATGGTCTCAAAGCTGCTGGATTTTTAAGTGTCATAGCAGAAAAACCAACTCGACGTTATCAGCTTGTACGCGATACTGGTTATACCCCACCGGAAATTCGCAGAGATGGTTCTTTTATAAAACCTAAAAACTCTGAATTATTTGAAAAGTCAATGTGGAACACATTGCGAATCACTCGAGCAGCTGTAGATGCTCACGAACTTGCCGCTCTATCAAGCAATGATGAGATTACTGTGCCTTCACGCATAGCTGAAGAATATCTAGTCATGTTGTGGTGTGCCGGATATGTCTCAAAGCTTGGAACAAGAACAGATAAAAAGACCAAGTATCAACTTTTACCGGATATGAACACAGGTTCAAAACCTCCAACGATCCGTAGTATTCGCCAAGTTGTCGATCAAAACACAAATGAGCTGATGTTCCAAGAATCGCATGTCTTTGAAGAAGAATTAAAGCATGGATCACTTTTGAAACAAGGAATTAAGAAATGAATAACAAAATCCAATCATCTGTTTTTAAAAATGAAAAAAATCAGTTGCTAGTGGTTGATCAGGCGCGCCTTCTATCAGACGGCATGATTGCCATTCACATCCGTCAAAACGTAGCTGAACGTAAGCAACTTCTAGCAGACCTTGCACAGCAACGTGAATGCGTAAAACAAGCAAAACTTGAGCTGGTGTACAGCAAGAAATTTTACCGTCGTCTTGTCGCTGTTTTGATTGTCTTAATCGTAATTATGTACGGAGGGCTTTGGTATGCCAACAACATCAAAGAAGCTGCCTGTATCTGAGATGGAGCCATGGAAGCAGTTGGTATATGCCCGAATTGACGAGTTGGGCAGTATCAAAAAAGTTGCTGATGAGCTGGGTTACGCACGCCCAAGTCTTTCACTCGCTCTTCGGGATAAGTACATAGGCAGCACTGAAAAGCTAATCAAGTGCGTGATGAGAGTTTTAGGGCAAGTTCAATGCCCTTACCTCGGCAAAAGTATTAGCCCTAATGAATGTGGTGCCTACCGAGAACGAAAGGCACCTACGCAAAATCCTGCAGAAATGCGCCATTGGAGAGCATGTCAGTCATGCCCAATGGGTAGTGTAAATCGCAAACGAATTATTTAAGGAGTGGCCATGGCTGACTTAGTAGATGTTGCTTCTGAAATTATTGAAGCAAATGTGGCTTATACACTAAGCCACGCAAACCGCTTTGATGATCAAAGCAATATTGAATGTGAAGAATGTGGAACAGTGATTCCCGAACAACGTCGCAAACTTGGTGGTGTTACCCGTTGTATTGGCTGCCAAACAGAATTTGAAGCAAAACAAAAACATATGAGAGGCTAAAGATGAAAATCGAAGCTAAACGTCAAAACTTTTCAAAAGATTTAGACAAATTAATGAGTGGAGATTACGTGCTTGTACCTCGTGAACCATCGGAAACCATGGTTCACGCTGCAAACGTAGCAATGAACCCACATCGCGCTCATTGGGTTCACCCAGTGACATGCACAAATCGTAAAAAAGTATACAAGGCAATGATCCAAGCCTATGAGAAAGAACAAGGAGTAAATATTTAATGGCACGTAAAGCACTTAAAGAGCCTCATCTCAAGAGCTGGGAAGCTGTCGATCAGACACTTGCACAATTAGCAGACCTTAATCGCGACATCACGCTTGAAGAGGCTGCTTGTAATGAGAAGGTGGACAAACTTAAAGAGACAACTAAAGAGCGTCTTAAGCCGCTTCTTGAACGAGTTAAAGCTCATGAGCTTCAGCTCAAAGAATTTTGTGACCACCGTAAAACTGAGTTTTCACAAGTAAAAAGTAAAAAACTGACACATGGTTCTGTGGGTTATCGCCTATCAACGAGTGTGTCTATACCCGACCCAATTTTTACATGTCAGGTGCTTAAGCAATTACAGCTTGAGCATTGCATTCGCACAAAAACCGAACCATGCAAGGAGGCTATTAAGCAACTTACACCCGAACAAATCGCTGAAATTGGTGCAAGTGTTAAGTCACGCAACAACTTTGGCTATGAAATTGAAACCGTTGATCCAGCAGCAACAGCTGCACACTAATTAAGTTAAACCAAGGAACTTTAAATCATGAATAAGTCAGAACTTATCAAACATATCGCTTCTACCGCTTCTCTTACTCAAGCTCAAGCTACAGCTGCTCTTAACGCCCTTGAAAGTGGTGTCATCAAAGCACTTTCCACTGGTGAAGACGTTGCATTAATTGGCTTCGGAACTTTTTCCGTAAAAGACCGAGCTGCACGTACAGGTCGCAATCCTAAAACTGGCGAAGAGCTTCAAATTGCTGCGGCAAAAGTACCTTCATTCAAACCGGGCAAAGTACTTAAAGAGGCTGTGAATAAATGATCTCAGACACAAAGCGACTCGACTTCCTAATTGAGAACCGTCTGAAGGTAGAAAAATGGTATCGCGGCCCTTCTAACGTTGTTTTTCATGTCATTGATGAAGATGACGAATGCTTAGCTCAAGACCATGACAGTCGAGTAGCAATTGATAAAGCAATGGATTCACATCTGAAAGCATAAGCGAAACACAGGCATCCGTGCCTGTGTCTGCCAGTCGTCGTGGACTGGTACTGATGAGCAGCGAGAATAAAATGATCAACATTGAAGATTTAGAAAATTTACCACCAGAAGTAGTTGAAAGTTTGGGAGAGGTTTCATGAGTAAAATTAAACCTTTTATCCATATGGAATTGTCAGCTGATGAACAAAAAATCATTCTTGAGCGACGTGCAAAAGAAGCTCACGAAAAAAATGAAGCTGAATTTCAAATTAAAGCCTTAAAAGTAGCTAATGATTACGTTCAGTGGTCAATCGACCGTGGTTATGAATATCCACATATGGGTTCTTTCATTAATTCATTTGGTTATGATGAAGATGATAGAAAAGCAATGTGTGAGGCTGTACAAAAAATTTGGAAATTAATGTTCTCATTAAAATTACCAAAGGGAGATTTTCCATGCTAATCATCCCCTTCTATCTTGTTTTTATTATCGGACTTTACAGTTGCTGTAAAGCATCAAAACAATCTTGGAAAGCTAGTCAAGATCAAGCTTTGCCACCTTTTGATCAGCTGAAATTTAAAACAGTAGCTATTGTACCTCTAGTACTTTCTATTGGTGCGGTATGTGGCTTGATACAAGCTGCTGTGGAGGTACTGTAAATGGCTCTAACCAAAGAACAAAAAGACTTTATTCTTAAACAATTAAATAGCCAATATTCAAGTGTAAAGTTTAAATGTGATGAACACGAGGTCAGTCTTTCACTCGAACGTATTGATACTTTAAAACTTGCTATATGTGTTTATGTAGATGGAATCAGTAAATCGATATGGTTGCATAAACCTGAAGAACATAAGCAAAGTAAATTTTATCCAACTCGTTATAAATCATACTACTCCGCAAAAAAGAGAGCTGAGTTGATTAAAACTTTTGGAAAAAGATGGGTTAAAGAACATTTTGATATTGATGCAAAATTTGAATATAAATTACCCTTTTTTAATACAGCAAAGTCAGCGTTAAGCCATTTAATAAAAGTTTCTAATGATATTGATTTAATTACGGAGGTGAAAATTGAAAGCACCTTCGCGTAATCAGCGACTTGCTGCAATACACATGGGTAAAACTAAGCTAGGTCTTGACGATGATACTTATCGTGACATGCTTGAGCAGATCGCTGGAAAGCGGTCTGCAAAAGACCTAAGTGATGATGAACTAGTAAAAGTATTACAACATTTAGAAACGCTCGGTTTTACCAAACGCGAGTTTGGGAAAAAACCAAAAGTTAAGCATAGTAAAGATGCTTTGATTTCAAAAATTGAAGCTCTTTTGACAGAAAGTAATCTGCATTGGAATTATGCTGTAGGTATTGCTAAACGTATGTTTCAGAAAGAAGCGTTAGAATTTTGTACGGAAAATGAGCTATGGCGTATAGTTGCTTCATTAGAGTATAGAAAGAAGCGAGCAACACATGAAACAGGACGAATATCTACACAAGTTACCAGAAAACCTTAGAGTTATTATTCAACTTACAGACTACCGAACTGCGATGATTTTGATTGAGCAATTCGGTGGATCTGACTATAAATTCCCTCCCCTCAGAACTATTACCGAAGCCCATGAATTAGCTGAACTCCTTGGCTTCAACAACTTGAAAAAGTTGTGCCAGTATTGGAATGGTGATCTTGTATATATTCCAAAATCTGACCGTTATCTTGGTGTATTACGAAATAAGCGAATTGAACAAGATCTGGAAGAAATTGGTGCAAATACTGAAGCACAGAAGTCTTTAGCTAAGAAGTACAATGTGACATCTCGCTGGATTCGTCAGGTACGTCATAATATGTTGAATAAGAAAACTGACTCTTTCAAAGGCCAAAGCAACCAGCTTGATATGTTCGCCTAACTACTCTTTTTCTTACTCTAACCGCCTTCGGGCGGTTTTATTTTTGGAAATAGTTCCACTCAAAATTAGACTTCTTAAATCGAATAATTACAGTACGTTAATTATTAGAGTTCCATTCGATGCAAATCACTTTTGATGAAGTGTTTGAACGCACCATTGGTCACGAAGGTGGCTATGTCAATAACCCCAAAGACCCGGGTGGAGAAACCAATTGGGGAATTACTATTGCAACAGCGCGAGCTAATGGCTTTACAAATTCTATGAAAAGTATGACTCGTGCACATGCAAAAGAAATTTACCGTGTAGCCTTTTGGAATCGCGCTAAGTGTGACCAGTTCACAGGAGCTATCAGCTATCAAATTTTTGATGCTGCGGTTAATCACGGCATTGGTAATGCAATACGTATGTTGCAACGTGCTGTAGGTGTTCTAGATGATGGACTTGTTGGGTCAAAAACATTAGCTGCTATCCAAAAAAGAACACTTGATGATGTACTGGTTTTATTCATTGCTGAGCGTCTTGAGTTTTATACCAACCTTTCAACATTCAATAGTTTTGGGCGTGGTTGGGCACGTCGTGTTGTGGGCAATCTTCGCTATGCAGCTGGAGATACGCCATGAGTAAAAAGTACCACGTTTCACCTAAAGAATTGCAACGTCGCTTAAATCAGCAAAAGAGAGATTTATCTGCTAACAAACCCAATAATATTGTTGAGCCTAAATATTTCCAAGCTGTTCATGGGTCAACCTTAAAACTTGGCTTCTGGGTACACAACTGGCAAACAGGCTGGAAGTGGTTTAGTAACGTTGCTTTTGCTGGCATCGTTGCTGTACAAGCTTTCTATGAGACATTACCCCCTGAAGTAATAGCAGCTTTACCACCAGATACACAGTCAAAGATAACTTTAGGTTTGGCTGTACTTGGATTGTTAGGCCGCTTTATAAACCAAAGTAAATCTAAGCCTTTACCGCCCGCCTCCGATGTTAAGGGGGATGCATGACAATACAACTTGAACCTTATCAAGTGTTTTTAGTTCTATCGGCTGTGCTAAGCGCAGTCGCTGGAATGATCAGAATCATGGGCAGCCAGATTAATAAAAACATTCAGCAAAACTTTGAATCAACAAATCAGAAGATTGAGGAAGTATCACGCCAAGCTGTTAAAGGTCAAGAAGAAGTCCGTGAGCTTGAGCGTAAATTCCTTGAATTTAAAGCTGATATGCCTTTTCGCTACATCGCACGTGATGACTATATTCGCGGTCAAACAATTATTGAAGCAAAGCTTGATGCTGTCGCTGACAAGCTTGAGAAAGTCCAGATTAAGCAAGGAATTAAACCATGAGTTTTGATATGCAAAAAATTCGTCGAGAAGGTATGCGCTGGCATTTACTAAATGCACTTGATAAAGCACGTCCGCTGGGTGCGGTAGATACTTTACTGTTAGATGTAATGCGTGCTTTGTATGCTGATACGACCCCTCAAGAATTACATGTCCAGCTAGATTATTTAGAAGAACGAAAACTGGTTGAAATTACAAAAAAACCTGATGGTCATTGGCATGCAAAATTAGATCGATTAGGTATCGATATAGTTGAGTACACAATTGATTGTCAAGCAGGTATTGCCCGCCCCGAAAAATATTGGAACTGAGCTGAGGTGATGCATGGCGCGTGAGTCTTCAATTGATCTATTAAATGCTGAAGATAAGGCATGGCTTGATAGACGTTTCATTGATCAAGGATTTTGTGGTTATGAAGAAATTGCCAAAATTCTTCAGGAACGTGGTTACAACGTTAGCAAATCAAGTGTCCATCGCTATGGTCAAAAAATAGAACAAAAGCTAGCAGCGGTTAAAGCAAGTACACAAGCCGCAATGATGATTGCGGATGCAGCTCCAGATGATAGCGATATGAGAAGCTCTGCTGTGTTGTCTTTAGTGCAGACGGAACTTTTTAATGCTTTAGTTGATTTGCAAGAATCTAGCGACCCGGATACTGATCCCGCTGACCGTATCATGCTGATGGCAAAAGCTGGTAAAGGTATTGCAGAAATTGCAAAAGCTTCAGTAAACCAGAAAAAGTGGGAATCAGAAGTTAAAGAGCGTGTTCAAGCTGCTGCAAAAGCAGTCGATAAGATTGCAAAGAAAGGCGGATTAACTGCTGAAACTGCTGCTGAAATTCGAAAACAAATTTTAGGTATTGTAGAAAAATGACCACAGTTGAAGCTTCACCAATTGAACTATTACAACCTGATTTTGATAATGATGTTCCTGCTGTCCTTTTGCCATATCAACAAGAATGGATTGCAGATAAAAGTCCACTAAAGATTGGCGAGAAATCACGTCGTATTGGTTTGACATGGGCAGAAGCTGCGGATGCTGCATTAGAATGTGCAAGTGACCGTTCAGCAGGTGGTCAGAATTGCTATTACCTTGGCTACAATAAAGACATGACAGTTGAGTTCATTCAAGCATGTGCGATGTGGGCGCGTGCTTATGGCCTAGCTGCTGCTGAAGTTGAGGAAGGTATATGGGAGGACGGTGATAAACATATTCAGACCTATATTATCCGCTTCCCTAAGTCGGGTTTTCGTATTGAAGCATTAACCAGCCGCCCTTCAAATTTACGTGGACGTCAAGGACGAGTAATTTTAGATGAAGCCGCATTCCATGAATCGTTAGACGAACTACTTAAAGCAGCTATTGCATTACTGATCTGGGGAGGTTGCGTCCGTGTTATTAGTACTCATGACGGTGAAGACAATCCATTCAATGAACTAATTAATGAAATTCGAGCTGGTAAACGGAAAGGTACAATTCATCGTACAACTTTCCGCGAAGCTGTCGAGCAAGGCTTGTATCAGCGTGTATGTATACGTGAAGACATTGCCTATGATGCGACTCAAGAGGCCTTATGGGTACAGGAAGTTTATGACTTCTATGGTAGCTCTGCGGATGAAGAATTGGATGTGATTCCTAGCAAAGGTGGTGGTCGCTGGTTGCCCCATTCACTCTTGGAAAGCAAGAAAGATGCTTCTGTTCCAGTCATCCGTTTTGAAGCGCCTAAAGGCTGGGATGACTTTAGTAATGTGAGTGAGGAAGCCCGAAATACTGAGGTGCAAGAGTTCTTTAATGAGCACTTAAAACCATTGATTGAAGCACTACCTAAGAAACTAAGAAGTTACTATGGTCTGGACTTTGCACGTAAACGCAACGCATGTTCATTCTGGCCATTGGTTGAACAGCAAAACACCAAGAAGCGCATTCCTTTCTTGTTTGAAATGTTTAAAGTTCCATACAAACAGCAAGAAGAATTTTTAAAACTTATTGTTGGGATATTGCCTAACTTTAGCAAAGGTGCGCACGATGCCAGTGGTAATGGTGGATATTTAGCTGAAGCAATGCAAGTTAAATATGGTGAACGTATCGAAGCTGTTATGTTGACTGAAGCATGGTATCGAGAGAATACACCGCATTTTAAATCATCGTTAGAAGATGGTGATATTGAGAACATGCCAGCGGATCAAGACGTGATAGAAGATCATCGGGCATTTGTTATGGTTAATGGTGTGGCCCGTATTCCTGCGATGGGGAAAACAAACTCAAATAATAAAGACCGACATGGTGATAGTGCTATTGCTCACTTGCTAGCCGATTTTGCCAGCAATCATCCTTCAGCACCAATTGAGTTCACTTCCCTTCCGTCCAGAGAAGAGATAGAAGCGAACCCAGATAATTTTGTTTGGTATGATGAAGTTGGGTGTATTTAACCAATTTTAGAATAAGCTACATCAAACGCGTAACTCATTGTATGTTTTTCAATATTTAATTCAATTGGGTAAGATTTTAAATATCTAGAACCAAGACTTGTTTTATAAGCAATATCTAATCTTAAGTTTAAGATTGGTTTGTTTATAAAATCGAGCTGATCTTTACTTATTAATAAGGTTTCATTTGTTTCTTTATTTGTATCCAACAAGATATGTGAATTAATAAATCTGTCTATATCCCCAGAAATATTTATAGTAATTGTGGAAATTTTCTGACCAGAATTTTTAATTTTTATGCTTAACTCTCTGCCTATAGTATTGGGAATAGCCACAGCTCGTTTTAATTTTTCATCATATTGAATCTGTGATGCAGGTGATGCTCTAAGTATTAGATCGAATATGGGCTGGGCTGCATGTTCTCGTTCTTTTAGTTCTGCTTCTTGGAGAGCAATTAATCTATTCTGCTGTTTAAGTTGTTCTGAGAGATGATCGTTACTTTTCCTCAATGCTTCTCCTTGCTGTAAGTAACCTAAATATAAAAATAAGAAAGCAAGAGGAGCAAAAACACCTGCTAAAAAATCCCCTAACTCATTCGAATTAAGAAGACGATTGTCACCCGGTGCATGAACAGCCTTAAAAGTATAATAACTAATGATGGAACCATAAATCAGCAATAATATTAATATCCCCCAAAATGTCCATTTTTTATAAAAAGGCTTTGACAATGACGTTAGAATTTTTTCTTGCATTAAACTTCTTCTTAAAAAATATTAACTTAAAATGTTTTACTCTTAGGGTTTATATAAAGTGCAAACGAAGACCCTCCAGTGTCTCTAAAAACCCTTAAACGATAAGTTTGAGTATGTGGTTCATCAACTTCATCTAAATATGAAAAAGAAATATCAGAAACATAGTTTCCTTCTTCATTTAAATATTCCTTACTAAAACCATTCGAATATGGAGCATGATAAAGTACGGAAAAACTCTCACCTTTTTCTAAAATAGGTATGGTTTTAACAGTTCCTGAAGTATTGCCATGAGAAATAATTATTTTTAGTTCTCTTGCTACTGCTCTGGAATTGTAAGCTTCAATTCTAACTCTAAACGAATTATAAATTGAATCATCATAGACGTCCCCAGTAACTCCTTCTGGTTTTATACGTTCCCCTGAATATTTAGTAATATGAAAAAAAGGTTGTCTCTGGACTACTTCTTTTTTACTTTGTTCATTTGCATTGCTCGTCAAAAAGGCAACTTCTTCTTTTGTTGTTTCTACCAATAGTTTTTGTTGTTCAACACTATTTTCTAACTCTTCACATTGTTTCTTTAATGCCTGATTACTAATTTTTAGTTCATCCCCTTGTATTCTCAATGCTTTAGTATTTTGTGCATATCCTAAAATTAAAAGAATAAAACCTAAAGGAGCAAAAACGCCTGCAAGAAAATCTCCAAGACTGTTAGGTTCTAATGCCTTTATTTCTTTTAAGCTAATATCAAAAAAAATACATATCCCAATAAAATAGATAATACTTATTAAAATAAATAAAAAATATTGGGATGATGGTTGTTCAAGCTTTTTAGTTTCTTTCATTTTTGCCCCTATCAAGTTGGAACTATTTCCACTTATTTTTAAGTGTTAATACTTTAATAATAAAAACACGGGGTGACTAGACTTGCTGTAACAAGAATAGCCCCTCTCGACAATTAGCCTGTCAAAAGCAAAGCCCCGTTGCCATGTACATAGCAACGTTAGGTTAACAAAATTTCTAACGCTTTGAATTAGGTGATTGTATGAAAACTAGCCCGATTGTTCCGTGGCTTGGCGGCAAACGTCGACTTGTGTCGCAACTTATTAAAAAATTACCAGAACATCAATGTTATGTAGAACTTTTCGCAGGCGGTGCTGCCCTGTTTTTTATGCGTGAAGAAAGTTCAAAAGTTGAAGTGATCAATGATATTAATGGTGATCTCGTCAATTTATATCGTGTCGTTCAAAATCATTTAGAAGAATTTATTCGGCAATTTAAATGGGCGCTTGTTAGTCGACAAATGTTTGAGTGGCTCAAAAATGCAAGTACCGATTTGATGACAGATATTCAACGCGCAGCCCGTTTCTATTACTTGCAACAGTTAGCTTTTGGAGCTAAGACTTCAGGTCAAAGTTTTGGAACCGCAACAACATCCAGACCAATTAATCTTTTAAGAATTGAAGAGCAACTTAGTGAGGCTCACTTACGCCTATCAGCTGTTACTGTTGAGCATCTAGCTTGGGATAAATGCTTGGTCAAATATGATCGACCACATACGTTCTTCTATGCAGATCCCCCCTATTGGCAGCTTTCTGGGTACGGGGTGGATTTTGGAATTGAGCAGTATGAAAAATTGGCTGAACTCATGACTAGTTGTCAGGGGAAAATCATGCTTTCAATTAATGATCACCCTGATATCCGAGCAATTTATAAAGAGTTCAATATTGATGAGACTAAGATTTCTTATACTGTTGGTCGTAAAACACAAAGCCGTGGAGAAAAGAAGGAACTTATTATCACTAACTATTAGGAAGTCTTTCCAATCAAAATATAGTTGTAAGTAAATCATATTAGGCACAATCTCGTATTGTGCTTAATTTTTGATATGGCAAAAAAACCTAAAAATCCTAAAGAATCACGTCAAGCCTTAGAAACTAATCAAACAGCTGAAATTGCTTGGCTTACTAATGAATGGCAGGAACATCCTGTTGTTGGGCTTACCCCTATCAAATTACACCGTCTTTTGGTTGAAGCTGAACAAGGGAATTTGCAAGCACAAGCTGATTTATTCGGTGACATTATCGAACGTGATGGACATATCTTTTCAGAGATGGATAAGCGAATTAAAGGTGTTAATAGTTTATCTTGGGGTGTACGTGCACCGAAAAATGCTAATGACTCTGAGCGTAAAATTGCTGAAGAAGTGAGAGAGTGGATTGATGAAATTGAAAATTTTGAGATGTTTCTTCAAGATGCAATGGATGCAGTAGGTCATGGGTATAGTTGTCAGGAAATAGAATGGCATCGGTTGGGAAGTATTTGGCTTCCAAAGAGTTTTGGGTATGTATTACCCCGTAACTTTATGACTCCATCTGAGCAACCTAATGAACTTAAATTAAATGATGGTTCTATTAATGGCTTGGATTTTTGGGATTTTGGTTGGTTTATTCACCGTCACAAAGCAAAATCTGGCTATATAGCTAAATCAGGTTTGCTAAGGGTTCTAAGCTGGCCCTTTTTGTTTAAGAACTATGGTATTAGGGATGTCATGGAGTTCTTAGAAACTTACGGTTTACCAAATAAAATTGGGCAATATCCACCGGGTGCTACAACTGAAGAAAAAAACACTTTGCTCCGTGCTGTAATGATGTTGGGTCGAAATGCTGGTGGCATCATTCCGAATGGTATGTCTATTGACTTTAAACAAGCCACGAATGGTGATACTAAAAATCATTTCGACTTGGTTGACTGGTGTGAAAAAACCGAATCAAAAATTATTGTTGGTGGAACTTTATTAAGTCAAGCTGATGGTAAAACGAGTACAAATGCTCAAAGCAAAACACATGAAGTTCAATTTGAAGCTATTATTAAATCTGACTCTTTGCAAGTTGCCCGTTCTATTAATGATTGCTTAGTCAGTTATTTAATGCGTTTGAATTACCCAAATATCACACCAGACCGTTATCCAAAATTTTATTTTGATACTACTGATACAGAAGATTTAGAAACTTTTAGTAAGTCTTTACCTAACCTCGTAAATATTGGAATGAAAATACCTGTTTCATGGGCACATGAGAAACTAGGTATTCCTGAACCCGAAGATAATAAAACACCAGTTTTACAAAGTGCGCAAACAGCACCTAACCTTGCTGCTAATACTTATCAACCTCAGCTTTTAAATCAATATTTAGCTGCAAATCAATCTCAAATACCTGTTGAGGATCAGGCTCTTCAACTTTTATTAAATGATCAAACCAAACAAAGTCAAAAGATTGCTGAGAATTGGCTAGAGTCACTCTTGCAGAAAATTCATAGCTCCAAGAGTGAAGATGAACTTTTACAATTGCTGTCAGATTTATATCCAAACGATGACGAACCAGCTCTGCAAGACAAACTTACTAAATTAATTTTTGCCTCTGAAATGCTAGGACGACTTAGTGTTGAGGCGGAGCAAGATTAATGCCTACACCACAGCAACGAGAGCTTAACGCTCTATTTAAATTACCTCCACAAGATGCTGTAGATTATTTAAAGAAAAAGGGTTTTAAAATCGGTTGGGATTGGCATGAAACCTTAGATAATGCGCACAGTCGAGCATTTACTGTCGCAAAGGTTGCTCGAATAGATATTCTACAAGATATTAGAAAGTCACTTATAACCGCGTTAGAAAGCGGTCAGAGCTTCGAAAAGTGGAAAGCTGATATAACGCCAGTCTTACAAGAAAAAGGCTGGTGGGGGCGAAAAACTATTATTAATCCTGAGGGTAAAGAACAAGAAGTTCAACTTGGTAGCCCTCGCCGCTTACGCACCATTTATGACACTAATATGCAAAGTGCTTTCTCGGCTGGTCGTTATAAGGCCATGTTGCTTGGAGCAGAAGCACGCCCTTACTGGGAATGGCGTCATGTATCTATTACAAATCCACGTAAGCAGCATGTAGCATTAAATGGAAAAATCTTTAAATATGATGATCCATTTTGGGGTGTGGCGTTTCCCCCATCCGAGTGGGGGTGTAAATGCCGGGTGATTGCTAGATCGGCCCGTGAAGTCGGTGAAAAAGAGATTCTCTCCGGAGAAGGTTTCTCAACCGAAATAAACGATAAAATTGGTGTTGATCGAAATACGGGAGCTGATGTCTTTGCAAAACGTACTCGGTTTAAAATCCCTACAAAAGATGGAACATTAACTTTTGCACCAGCTGCGGGATTTAACGGGTCACCAGCTACAAGTCATTTAATTGATAAAGTTCTTACAGATCGTGCGACCAAAGCATTTGGTGATACCTCTGGTCTTAAACAAGTTGAACAAATTCTAACTACCCCAACCCGGATGAAAGCTCATGAAGCTTTTGTGAACAATGCTCAAAGCTTTGGTAGAACTCAATATCAAACGAGCACTGTCGGAGTAATGAAGGTTCCCGATTTAGATTTTCTTAAAAGCAAAGATGTGAAAATTGATAGTCCAATTATGGTTATTAGTGATCACTTATTGCTAGGTAAGAAAGCTAAACGCCATGCTGATGCTGGCAATGCCCCTACTCTTCAAGAATGGCTTGCGTTACCCAAATTAATGCTTGAGGTAGAACGTGTGCTTTGGGATGTAAAAAATGAAAGTGTTTTATTTATCTTGCCCACACTTACAGAAGGTTCAGAAATTTTAAAGTTATCTGTACGTTCAAAAGATGGAGTTATGGAAATTGTCAGTATTTTTAAGATCAATCCACAAGCTTTAGAAGATGGATTGAAAGCAAAACAATACGAATCTATTCGATGAATGGGTGGCGGATGACTTGCACATCATAATACTGAATAACATATGCGTTAAACCGTAACCTTTCTATTAGGAAACTACCACCCATAAAACGAGTATAAATCATGAGCAATATATTCATCAATGATAATGCGATGGTTCAGAGGTTACGGACTGTTGCTGAAAAGTTAGCACGACCTGAAGAACTTGGGCATTCAATTGCTAATAGTTTTTTAACTATTGTAGAAGATAATTTTGATTCTGAAGGACGGCCTTCTTGGGCAGGTTTAAGTCCTTTAACAATGGCTAGACGAAAGCCGGGTAAAATATTATTTCAATCTGGTCAACTCCGACGCAGTATCGTGACCCAAGTAAAACCAGATAGCATTACAATTGGCAGTAATGATCCTAAAGCCCCTACCCATCATTATGGTGTAAAACAAGGTGCTTATGGGAAAAGCTCTCGAGGCGGACCTATTCCTTGGGGCGATATTCCTGCTCGTCCAGTCCTACCTATGGGTGAAAATAATATTCTTCAGCCAGAAGCTGAATCAGCAATTTTTGATGATGTAGACTATTTTTATAAGAAGATATTCGACTAAGCACAATGAACTATCGTTAGACAAGCGTTAGACCTTTATAAATTTAATAAAGAACCATACACATGATGAATGAGTCCATATCATAAGAACTATGGCTTAAATCACCTTACAACAAGAATTAGAGTTTTGGAATTTTAGGAAGCTTTTCCAATCTTTTTTTTATGCAGGTAAAACTAACCTATCTGCATGAAAAAGACTTTATTAATAGCCGCGTGCTCATTCGCTCTCGATGCGACATCTACTTACCTTGTCTTGATTCCGGAAGGCATCTTTCGTGGTGTTGATGGTCGCCCGCATGATGCCCCTCACTGGGAACTTACTCCAGAACGAGGGCAACAAATTGCAGCTTTGTTAAATCAACGATCTATTGATTTAGTTGTGGACTATGAGCACGCGACTTTAAAAATTCAAGAGTCTGGTGAACCTGCACCAGCAGCTGGTTGGTTAAAGCCTTCTGGTTTCCAATATATAGAAGGAGTCGGTTTATGTAGTGCTAAATTTGAATGGACAAATAAAGCATCTAGTTTCATTGAAGCCAAAGAATATAAATATATTTCACCTGTTCTTTTCTACAACAAAGCTGGCGAGGTCTTAGGCCTTCACAGCGTCGCTTTAACAAATACTCCGAATTTAGACCAATTACCCGAAGCACGACTTGCTGCTGCGGCTCAGGACTTTTTGTCTCAACAATCCGATGAGGACTCAACAATGAAAGAGTTTTTAGAACTCATGCGTAAACGTCTGGGGCTACCAGAAACAGCTACTGAAGAAGAGTTATTGACCGCTGCAAATAGTGCATTTGCACAAATTGACAGTACATATGGAACAACTTTAGTGGCTGGTCAACCATTCACTGATGCATTTGGAAAAGCTATTGAGGCAAAAGCTGCTGCGAATAGCCAAACCCCAGATCCTGCTAAGTATGTACCAATTGAAATGTATAACGAAGCCAAAGCCCAAGTTGCCTCTGTTGCATCTCTTGGTCAGGAAAAAGACATCAAGGATTTGATCACGGCTGCTTGTAGCGATGGTCGCTTAACTGGTAAGGCCGCAGTGGAATGGGCAAATAATTTTGCTAAACGGGATTTTGAAGGATTTAAAGCTCACCTAGAAGGTATTCCTAAAATTGCTGCTTTATCTCAGAAACAGACAACAACTGTTGATTTGACTGCGGCAAATCAACAACAAAACCAGCAACCAGCTGATTCCCTTGAACAACAAATTGCAGCTCAATTAGGTATGTAAGGGCTTTAGGAGAAAAACAATGACCGCAACTCAAAATGCAATTGTGACAGAGTTCCGTGATGGAGAGTTAATCCCAATTCCATTGAAGTCCGGAGCCATCGTTTTACAGGGCACATTTGCTCTTGTTGACGCAACAGGTTTTGCAATTAGTTCATCAACAGCTGTAGCAAGTACACAAAAATGCTTGGGTGTTTGGGATGACAGCGCGGATAACACTGGTGGTGCAGATGCTGATCGAGTGGCATGTGTACGTCGCAATAAGCAGTTTTTATTTGCAAACCTCTCTACAGATGCACTTACCCAAGCTGACCTAGGTGCGACTGTCTACGTTGCTGATAATCAAACTGTTGCCAAGTCGAGCAATACCAATGCACGTCCTGTAGCAGGAAAATTTATGGGTTTTGATGCCCAATACCCTGAATACGTTTGGGTGGAGATTCAATAATGATTTTTAACGAACAAAATGCTCAACGTGTGATTGACACGATTACAACCAATCTGAAAAAGATTTTCGATAAAGGATTTGAAGCAGCTGAAAGTACATGGGAACAAGTTGCTATGAATGTACCAAGTACAGGTGCTTCAAATACTTATGCTTGGATCGAAAACTTCCCAAAAATGCGCAAATGGATTGGCGATAAAGTCGTCAAACAGCTTAAAGGCCATGCTTATACACTTGTGAATGATGATTTTGAAGCAACCGTCGAAATTGATCGTAATCACATTGAAGATGATCTTTTAGGTATCTATAAGCCCCAAGCTGAAATGGCTGGTGAATCTTCAAAACAGTGGCCTGATGAAATGGTTTATACCGTATTGACCAGTGGTTTTGAAGAAAAGTGCTATGACGGTAAACCTTTTTATGCAACCAATCATCAAGTCGGTGAAGGTAAAACTGCCAAGGTTGTCTCTAATAAGCTTGATGTTCCTCTTAAAGCAGATACTTTAGCCAATGCTCAAGCCTCTTATGGCAAAGCACGTACCATGCTGAAAAGTGTACGTGATGAAGAAGGTCGTCCTTTAAATCTTAAACCCACATTACTTATTGTGCCGCCTGCGCTTGAAGATACTGCTAACGCACTTATGACCAATGATCGCTTCGAAGATGGTAAGCCCAATCCTTACAAAAATACTGCCAAAGTACTGGTCGTCGGTTGGTTAAAAACTGATACCGAATGGCATCTACAAGATGCCAGCAAGCCAATTAAAGCAATCATTTTTCAGCCTCGCAAAATGCCTGTTTTTGTGAAACAAACTGATAGCTCTAGTGATTCAGTATTTATGCGTAAGAAGTTTAAGTTTGGTTCTGAAGCACGTGGTGCGGCAGGATATGGCCTCTGGCAAATGGCAGTTGGCTCAACAGGTACTGGAGCTTAACCATGTATGCAACGGCAGATGCGATGATCAAAAAATTCGGTGAGAATGAGTTAATTCAACTCACTGATAATGAAGAATCTGAATATTCAGATGCTATTAATTACGATAAGTTGAATGCAGCACTGCAAGAAGCGAATTCTGAAATTGATGGCTACCTTATTGGTCGTTATAAGCTGCCGTTGCAACCTGTTCCCCCGTTTTTAGAAAGTATTGCTTGTCACATTGCACGTTACCACGCTTGTACAGGTGCAATGTCTGATAATGATCCAATTAAAACTCGCTATGACAATGCTATTAAAACTTTGAAAGAAATCGCTAAAGGTATTGTTAGCTTGGGCAATGCTCCTGCTGGAGATGCTGAGCCTGTAAAAACCTCCTCAAATAATGTGCAGTTTCAAGTTGGCCGTAATGATTTTGGAGGGAAAGGCTGGTGATTAATTTAAGTATTGTCGAGCAAGCCATCAAAGATTTGATGGCAAATCAAATAACCAATAAATCTTGGCCGTGGATCCGCGAAATCAAGACTTATGGAGGTGAATTTGATGAAGATCTTACAACCGTAATTAGGAGTTTTCCTGCAATCTGGATTGTTTTTGATGGTTCAGGTTCTCCTAAAAAACATAGTCATAACAAGATTGATTATCCAGTGAAATTTGCTGTGTTAGTAGGTGCACGGTCTGTACGCAATGAAGAGTCGCGCCGCCAAGGTGCTGGGAACAGCATTGGCACATATGAAATGTTAGACCACGTTCAACACTTATTGATTGGTAATGACCTTTCAGCAGTTGGTGTAACAGGACTGGCACCACTTGAGTTAGGACGGACTAAACCAATTTTTAATACAGCAACACGTGGGCAATCAATCAGTGTGCTCGCTCAAGAATTTACTACCCAATACACAATTATTGCTTCAGATCGTGACCGAGAAGAAGCTGAAGTCGGTGAAATTCACCGAGTCAATGTCGATTACTACTTCCAACCTAGCGATGAAGTCAAAGACGAAGCTGATTTGGTTGAACTGAAGGAAAATTAATTATGTCTATTCAAGCTGGTATTAAAACACCGGGTGTTTATACAGACGTCAATATCAATACTTTGCGTACAGGTCTACCTGCAAATATTCATAAAGTTCTATTTGTGACTTTAGATGTTTTGTCAGAGCAGTTCATACCAGTAGATATTTATGACAAATCTGACGCAGATAAAAAATTCGGAGCTAACTCTCAAGCTGGACGCATGATTACAGCAGCCGTCAAAACCAATCGTCTGGTTAATGCTCAAGCTGTAGCCCTTGCATTGGAAAATGTCCAGACACAAGCGGCTTTACATACCGAATCAGGTGACCCAGTGTTAGCTGAAGACGGTGCTTTGATTGAACCATAAGGAGTAATGTATGGCTCAACAAATCGTAATTGAAGTACCTGGTACTAAGATCAGTGAACTGGAAAGAACTTCTAGCGTCTCACGTGGTGATGTTGCTCCAGTAGTCCAAGGTGAAGAAACAAAACAAGCTGATATTGGACAAATTTCTGATTTTGTTATATCTGAACTTGGTTCTGCTGCATTAAAGAGTGAAACAGATTTTGCTACACCAGCTGCTGTTATTGCTGTAAACGCTGCAAGCCAGCAACGTGATGATGCAATTAACGAGCGTGTTGATACCGTAGAATTTTCCGTTACGACTATCGCAAACGGGGCTGATGCTTCTTTCAATACTTATGCTGAAATGATTGCCTATACTCCAAGTAAGTCAAATGTGTCAGTACGTGTGAATGCTGATCCAGATGCGACAAAAAACGGTACATATACGTGGAATGGTACGCAATACAATAAGGGATTCGACATTGTTCAGTACCTTCTAAATATTGTTAATGCCTTGGCAACGGTTAAGCCTCAGCATTTAGCCAATGCAACAGACTTTAATTTAATTGTTAACGCTGGCAATTACTTTATTTCGTCTCAGACTGATGCACAAACGATGTTGAATTTACCAGCGGCTTATCAGCTTTCAGGTTCATTAATTAATGTTCCTATGTCAGATATGGTACAAAACGGTGTCTTGCGCTATGGATATCAGATTTATAGAACTGGTCTAGGTACAGCAATTGAGCGCTATTGTGTAAGTTACGTTTGGCGTGATTGGTCTGTTGTTGCTGATAAAAAAAGCATGACAGATTTACAAGGGCTTGCTCTGACTACATCAAGCCTTGAAGGACGTCATTATTACAAGCAAGTTCTTCAATATTTAGGAAAACATTTTGTTGAATATCTTCCACTCGGTGGGACTCGTTTTCCACTCTATATAGATAAGAATCTTGGAACTATTCTTGAAGTAGATGTAATTACTGGAGAAATTATCGGTAACTTTTCATCAAATACTTCAACTCAAAAAGTTAAATCAATTGGTAGCGAGCTGCCAGAGCATTTAATTGTTGCACCTTATAAAGTTGACCACTTCTTGTTCTACGGTCAGTCATTATCAGTTGGTGCTACTGCAACAACTATCCTCTCAAGTACTCAACCTTTGCATAACCTGACATTTGACACGGGTACACGTATGCAAGGTCTTGTTGCTACTGCAACAAAAAAGTTAATTGAAGAATATTTTGCTGGTCAAACTGCTCCAGATGGCGGAAATAACCGTGGTGAAACGGTTTGTTCTGGAGCTGCCAATATGACGGCTTTACTTGCCTATCAGGAAAACTCTATTGATCCAGAGGAATTTCCTATATTTGCAAGTACAGCAGGTAAAGGTGGGACAGCAATTGCAAATCTAAAGAAAGGTACTCAATGGTATAACGATGTCTTTTTGCTTCACTTAAATAAAGCTAAAGAGCTTATCGGCAATGACTACGGTGTAAGTTGTATAGGTTGGTTGCAAGGTGAACAGGATGCAGCTTATACGACTTCTTACGAAAGTTATTTGAGCCAGCTTCTTCAGCTTCGTCAGGATATGGAAGCAGATGTACAACTTATTTCAGGCAAAAATCAGCCTGTCCATTTACTAACTTACCAGATGAGCTACCGAGCGCTGGGTTCACGGGATGTCATCACCAGAGCATTATATGATGCAACAAATCTTGATGAAAAAATTCATCTAGTTACACCAACTTATCTGTTTCCACACAATCCAAATCCTTCGGATCAAGTTCACCTGACCTCTATGGGTTATAAATGGATAGCAGCCTATTTTGGTCGTGCTCGTAAAGAACTTATTTGGGATAAGATTTTTCCACGTTCGCTCAAAGTTTTGTCAGCTACTTATTCGGGTAAAAAAATTACCATCAAGTTCAAAGTGCCAACACGACCACTTGTTCTTGATACAGCTAATTTGGCTATGACCACTGATTATGGTTTCAGAGTTACAGATGGTGTGAACACACTGGCAATCGACACGATTAATGCATATGACGATACCGTAGTTATTAATCTACTTAATGCACCTGCCTCTGATGTGTATGTGCGTTATGCCTATGATTATTTGGGAACTGGACTCACGATTTACAACGGTGCATCAGGAAATTTACGTGATAGCACTAACGAAACAGTTGTGATTGCTGGGGAAACTAAGCCGATGTTCTATGTGGCCCCACATTTTGAGCTAAAGGCTATCAAGGAGGCTATCTAATGTTAATACAAGTTCTTCCTGTAGCTGTAGCAAATACAATGCGTCAGCTTGATGCTGTAGATGTTGAACGGTATGACTCAGTAGTAAACAGCTTGTTTGCTCGTTGGGACTTCCGTTCAAACACTGTGCCATCCGCTGGAGGTTTCACAGTACTAAATGCGCAAAACAAACCGTATAAAAAGCTTATTCCTATTGATGGTAACTATTTAACTTATCAGGCTGATGGATTGCTTGTACAGGGCTATGCATCTCGTGGGGTTAGAAGTCCTTTATTTAACCGTGATTTGCCTCATGGTTACACATTGTGCTGCTTAGCTACTCTTGTGGGTATACGAGACAATAAGATTTTAATGGTCATGGGTGATCAATCAGACTCAGAAGCGTCAATAAGTCGTACTGGTGCTTCAATTTTCATTTCTGGAGCAACTGATAACAACGTCTTTGTAGGTATTGGAGGTGCGTCATCTAGCGCTACTTTCTATCCAGTACAGTTAAATGTGCCGATATTTTTTTGCTTAACCGTTGAAAATCTACCAAACGCTGTCAATGTGCGTGGCTATATAAAAGCAACTAGCCTTGATCATCAAATTCCAATGTCTGCACCTCGGTCACTAAATGATAACCCTCGCTCTCAGATCGGACTTGGTAGCGTTGACTACTTATCAACAAGTACGTCTCAAAATCTGAAATATTCAGAATTTTCAATTTTCACCAAACAATTAACTGCTGAAGAAGTTGAAGCCGAATATCAAGCAGTCAAAGTACGTCACTCTTTATAATAGGTAATATTCACTATGACTCTTCAAAATACACTCGATACCATCGCCCCTTTAGGTCACACCATCATTGCTGTATCAACTCCTCCAGCAGCTGGAGCTGATACGACTGCATGGATTGATCACTTAACCTCTGTCAGTGACTCAATTGAACAACGCCCAGCAATTCTAGTTGTACCTTTTTCTGATATTGAAGCGGCTGAAGCTTTTGCGGATCAAGTTCCTGTTAAATCAACTTACCGTGTAATCTGCCCTTGCTATCATGGTGCCACAGGACAAGAACCAGAAATTGCAGCAGCAATCGCAGCTGCAATAGCTGATTCAAATGACCCTGCTGTGCCTTTTAATGGTGTAAATCTCGGTGGCGTTACTGCTGTATCCGATGAATTTAAACTTACATTTGAACGCATGGAACGCGCTATGAATAAAGGCGTTTGTATAATTGCAACTGGAGCAGATGGTAAGCCAGAAATACTACGCGCGATCTCAACTTATCGGATTAATCCAGATTCAGGTTTAGCTGATGATCTTATGTTAGATATCAATGGTGTGCTGACTATTGATTATGTGCGTAAAGTTATACGCGAAGACTTAATGAAGGAAAGACGTCGTAAAAATACAGCCGCACAACGTCGTAATATCAAATCAATTATTTTGACTCGTGCCCTTCAGCTTGATAAAGCTGAAATCTTACAAAACGTTCGAGAAACAGCAGATCAGATCACTGTAACTGAAGATACGACTGACCGTTATCGTGTCAATGTAAAGGTTCCAGCTGATTGGGTACGTGGTATGCATGTAATAGCGACCACTCTAGACGTTTATTAATACACTCTTTTTGAATAAAGGCCGCATTTGCGGTCTTTTTTATTTTTGGAAATGCTTCCACCTGACTGGCTCAGATAGTGGCATGACAATATCCTCATCTTATATAGAGAGATTAAAAACATGGCTGAAGAGTCTGTTGGATATGTAATTTTGAGTGTTGATGGACAAGAATTTGATTGTGCATCATTCAACCCAACTAAGAATTCAGGAAAGCGCCCTGTCCCTACAATGAACCGAACTGGTGAAGTTAAACATACAGCAAAAGGTATTAAAACTTATGCTGTATCAATTGCAGTAGTTATCCCAGACGGTAAAGACCCAATTGATTGGCTCAGTATTGAAAATGGTCGTCTGAGTTCGGAGTCTGAAACAGGTAATTTTCGTGAAACCTATATTGACGTCAATATCCAAACAATGGGTGACACATATGACGTAAATGGTGAGGTTCGTCGGAACCTTGAAGGCTTTGCTTTAAGTTATATCAATGAAAGTATGTAAAGGGTAAAAAATGAAACAAATTCAAATTGAAGGAACTTTGCCTGTTTGCATTAAAAAAATGGTTGGTCAAACAGAAGTAAAACTTCGTAATGTTGTTATGCGTCAAGTAACATCGATTGAATATCTACAAGCTCAAGCTTTAATTGAACCCGGGCAATTTATTTCTATTGCAGATTTAGCTTCTATGACTAAGCTTGTCGACGAAGCAGGTAATGAACATGAAATTACTTACGACATGTTAGGTCATTCTTCTTCAGCTAATTTAAAGTATTTAGAAGATAAACGCATTGAATTAATTGCAAAGGAAGCAGCCGCGAGTTCATCCGAAGAGCAAGAATCATCAGAAATTTAATGCTTCTGGGTGTGCCTTATGATCAAGCGGTCATAATGCCGCTTGATGTAGCTTTAGCATTACTCAATGATGAGCGGCTAGATAATACTCATCAAACAAAACAAACCAAATCTAACGCCCCTTCCGATAAATCTAACGTGCATTTAAATAAGGCTGATGGTACTACGTTTGTTGCTAAAGGTCGCAAAAACTCTAAATCTAAGGATTAAGCTATGAGCGGAAACAATACTACTGTTTCATTAACGCTTCAGATCAGAGGTCAACAAGCTACCCAAGAGATGAAGCGTTTCACTGATCAGCAAATTCAAGCTAACAGAACGATCAATACGCAATGGACTCAGATTGGCTCCGCTCAAGCTAAATTCGTTAATACTGCAAGAGCTGGTACTAGGGAAACCATTAACACGGCTCGAGCTGGTGAACAATTATTACGTACAAACCGTATGCTTGAAGGGGTTTTACGTCAACAATCAATACAGACTAAGATACAAAGCCAATCACTAAAACAACAAGTTGCTTCTGCTCAACAGCTCACAAACTGGATGAGGCAAGTTGAGCAGTCAAGCAAACGAACTCATCAGTCCACTCAGCAAACCATGTCTCTTTGGCAAAAAAGCACAGCTATCGGTGGGGCTGCTATGGCTGGTGGTATGCTCCTTTCCAGTACTTTACAGAAGCCACGAAATTATGATCAACAATTAACTTACATTGCCGCAACTGCCACTGGCGGGCAAGGTCTGTCACCTGAAGCACGTCTTGCCGCGCGGGGTCAATTAAACGAATATATCAAGTCAGCAGTTCGTAGTGGTGGCGGTACACGAGAAGATGCTGCAGAAGCTGCGAATGCACTGATTGCTTCCGGTAAATATGAGCTGAATAATGTTTCTCCAGCGTTAAATGCTGCGGTTAAAACAGCGTTTGCTACAGGTGCAGCTGCTACAGATGCTGCTGCTCTAACTACACGTATGCAGGACTTTGGTATCACAGATTTACAACGTGGTCATGATATAGCAGTACGTGGTGGGCAGCTTGGTAGTTTTGAGTATAAAGACCAAGCTAAATGGCTAGCACAACAGATGGCAGCCGCACGTGCTGTTGGCTATAGCGGAGAAAAAGGCCTTGTTGAACTTGTGGCAATGAATCAGGTGGCAATGAAAACAGCCGGTACTGCTGATGAGGCTGGCAACAATGTAGTTAACCTACTTGCAAAGTTATCAAGCCGTGAATTTAGTAAATCTATTGGAGATGCTGTTGTCCCAAGTGCGGGAGATCCAACAAAATCCGATGGTAAGAAAAAGCCGAAACAAGTCTTTGATTGGAATAGTTACTCTATTCAACAGCGTGAGCAAGGTGTATATGGAGTCGAAGCATTTGTAAAATTGCTTGAGCGTCAATTAGCAAGTAACTCTCAGTATCAAAAATTACAGGCTCAAGCAAAATCCTCAAACTCAGCAACACGTAATGCAGCTCTGCAAGACATGAGTAATATTGCGATGGGTTCAGAAATTGGTGAGATTATTGCTGACAGACAGGCCCTAATGGCTGCTTTAAGTGTTGTTTATAATAAAGACACTTTAAATAATTTAAGACAACAATTACCGAATGCATCTGGCACAGTTGCTGCTGATTATTCAATGGTTAGCCAGACTGAATGGGCTAAAGATCAGGCATTAAATCAAGAGAAATTATTCGCTCAATCTAAAGCATATGATGCTGTTTCTGAGTCACTTGGCAATGCAAAAGAAAAAGTATCAGAATGGGCATCTGGAAATGAAGCATTAGCAGCAAGTGCCTATACTGCTTCTGTAGCACTTAGTGCACTTGCTTTAGGCGCTGGAGCCGCAACAATATTAGGAGGTAAAGGGGGTGTTGCTGGGAAAGCTGGCACAGCTATGGCATCACGAGCAATCCCCTATCTTCAAAAAGCTGCTGTTCCACTCACTGTCGCAGCTGGAGCTTATAATCTATATGACACTGCAACAGATGAAACATTAACTAAAGCTCAAAAGCAAACACAATCATCCGCAATTGTTGGCGGAACTGGTGGTGCGGTGGCTGGAGGGTATGCAGGTGCAGCAATCGGTTCTGCTATCTTCCCCGGTGTTGGTACCGCAGTAGGTGGAATTATTGGTGGTGGCCTCGGATATCTACTAGGTGAAAAAGGTGGGCAAGAGCTAGGAGAATACTTTTCAGAACAGACAAGCATTTCTGGTGAACAAAAATCTTTAATGGAACAACATACCCAACAAAATGAACGGATAATTCAAGGTTTACAAGACGTTAAAAATGCAGTAGCTAATAATAAGCCAGCCTTTGGTGGAGGGTCTTTACTTGATATGATTTCAAATAATGCTGCCACTGAACAAAAACGGCATGGTGCTCCAAATGTGCCATTTTATTTGCAAAGACACTAATTTTTGTTAATTTGCCTTTTAAATTATTCCATTGAGATATATATGAAAAAGTTTGTTGTGATAATTACTCTAAGCTTAATGACTTTGACTGGTTGTACGAAAAAAAACGATGTTGAGAACACTCAAGCTATTAGTGAACCTCAAGTAGCAGATACGACTTCAAACTTGAATAATGATGAACGTCGAAAATTGGCTTTATTACTTACTATGACACTAAGCCAAATGGGTAAATTAAGCGAAGCCAAAAAAGTTGAAGAGGAATATAGCAAAATTAAAGATCCAGCTATTGCTGACAAATTTTTAATTGAAAAATACAGTACAGCCAAAAGTGAATTAGAACAATTAGCTTTAACTGGTGATTATCAGGCTCAAAGGAATATTGCTTATTCTTATGCGGCTGATCCTGAAAAGTTTGGTCGAAATCATATTCAGGCATGTGGTTGGTATTTGGTAGTTTTAAGCTCTGGCAGCCCTAAAGTTGATGCTGGTGATAAAAGCAATGTAGAAGTTTATTGTAGTCATAAATTTTTGAATGATAGCGAACGCTCACAGGCATTTTCCTTCGGCAAAGAAACTTATGGGAAAATTTATAAAGATACTAAAAAATTTGATAGTTTTTACGGAACCATATAATTGGAACTATTTCCACCTGAATAAAAGTTAATACATAACCAAAATTACCTCACAAGCGTGAGGTTTTTTTATGGGTTGGCAAACAGATTTACAAGATGCAAGTTTCAGAGGTGTGCAATTTGAATGTACATCAACTAGTGATGCTGTAGCTAAAGTACTCGCAATCCATCAAGCCCCCTACTCTAATGATGCTGAAATAGAGGACATGGGCAATGATCCACGTAAAATTTCAATTCAAGCAGTTTATATAGGTTCGGACTATTTAACATGGGTCAATGCTTTAGAAGCGGCGCTTTTAGCAACTGGATCAGGTGAGCTAATTCATCCAGTGTTTGGTGTTCAGCAAGTTAATGTAGCAACTTATACTGTTAACCATGACGCAGAAAATCCTGATTTTTGCAGTATTTCAATCGAGTTTATTAAAGCAAAAGACCAAAAGCGTGAGCTGTTTGTACCTGTTGCTGTACCTGAGAAAATTGCCACCACAACCATTATTGATGCGCCTGCTTCAGCATTAGAAAGTGCCTTAGAAAAACTTAAAATTGCAGACAGCGATAAATTATTTAGTACAGTCAATACGATCCGCAACAGTATCGATCAGGCACGCACCTATTTGGGTGTTGCAAAACAAGCAATTGAAGATGTTTTATCACCTGCCGATTGGATCGTCGGTCTCGTTGATGATGTCACCAAGCTTGTGACCTTTGATACCAATATTTCGGCTTTATCGAAATGGCGTGATGTTGTGCATCGTGTTGAGCGTTTTGAAAACCTTTTTCAAAATGATGATGATTCTCTGGAATTGCAACGAGTATGGCGCTCAACACATGTAGCTAGCCAAGTGGCTATTGCACAGCAAGTTGTGGCAACAACACGTACAGAAATGGCTAACAATCGAGAAATCAGCTTTACACCAGTTGATTTAGCACTTGTACGTAAAAAAACACGTGAAGTACTTCAGCAAGCTATTCGTAAAGAACGTGTCATAAATACTTTTGAAAGCATCACACAAATTCAGGTCTACAAAGACGTTGCTGCTCAGATTCAGGATCAAATCCAAGAACTCATTGAAACACGTCCACCAATCACCAAAACACAAGTACCAGTGCCTTGCACCCTGCATTGGTTAGCACACTATTTATATGGTGATATGCGTCGTGCAGACGAAATCCGTCGTTTAAACCCTGATTTAGTGAACCCTGCGACATTGCAGGTCGGCATGGAGCTAACCATCTATGCAAGATAATCAGGGTAATGAAATTCGCCTAGTGATTGCTGGCCTTGAAGCTAAAGGTTGGGATCAGGTTGAAATTGACAGCCAAATTGATACACCTGCCGAAAATTGGAGCTTTACGCTATTTGAAAAAGGTGGACAAGCACTAAGTCCTGATATTAAAGGCAGTGCCAAGGTTCAAGTTTACTATGCAAATCAGCTTATTTTGACCTCTGTTGCCGACAGAGTTTCTGAAGCTGTAAGCCGTGATGGCTATGGCCTACAGGTTTCTGGCCGTGATCTCGTTGGTCAGTTGATTGATTGTTCTGTGCCTATTTTTAATGGTCGTCAAATTACTCTTGAAGAGTTGGTAGGTCGCTATGTTTTAGGCGGTGACTTGGGTTCACTGTTTCATGATGTCCGCATTCAAAACAATGCTTGGCTGAAGAACAAGGTGTCTGTTGAGCCGGGTGAATCATTGTGGGATTCATTGACCAAGGCAGCTCAAATCACTGGACAACATGTCTGGCTTGATCCAGATGGCACATTGCAAATTGGTGACCCTTTTGCCAATCCATATCATGTGCAAACCCCATTACGCCTGATGCGCCCTTTAAATAACAACAATAACGTTTTAAGTCTTCAATATGACAACGACGTTTCTAATGTCTTTAGTCATATCAAGGTTTTGAGTCAGGACGGGAACGCTTCATCAATTTTGTCTGAAACCACAGCTCAAACTCAGTATGCCTATAACCGCTTGAAAATCGTGACTTTGGGCGACGTAGAAACTGAAGCTGAAGCAAATGCAGCATTAGAGAAAATCAAAAAAGATAATGACCTTGAAGCACACACCCTAACCGCAACAGTATCAGGTTGGATGATCGACGGAAAGCTGTGGTCCACAGGCTGGTACATCAATTTAGAAACCAATGTTTTATCAAGAGCGACAGCCAAATGGGCTGTGTATGGTCGCACGTTTCAACTTGATCGTAAGAATGGCAAAACCACAAAGCTTCTTCTGAAGCGGCAGGGAGATTGGGCAAATCCATTGGTACTGAAGGAGAAAAAATCATGATGAAAGCTGTGGCAGCTCAGATAAATAAAGCAATGAAACAAATCCGACAACCATTGTTCGCCATGGTCGCACGTGGTGGCTCAAAAGTATTGCAATTAAAGGGCTTTGCTGATGAAACCTTGCAAGAAATTGAGCTTTTTCAACAAGTCGGCTTTAACTCACACATTCCTGAAGGTGCACGCGTTGTAGTTATTCCATTGCATGGCAAAACATCACGTTCAATTGTTGTGGCAACGACTGGTGGAGCTGTGGTGGTCAACGTGGATGAAGGTGAAACTGTAGTTTATGACCAGTTCGGGCACAGTCTCTTGCTTAAAGAAGATGGCACGCATATCACTGCTGGTGACCTTTTTGTTGATGACGGTGATTTGCATGTGACGAATGGTCAAGTCTTTGACAAGAAAGGCTCAATGCAGGAAATGCGCGATATTTATAACAAACACAAACACGGTAATACACCGACTCCAACAGAAACAATGTAGGTGAATCATGGCGAATATTGATTTAAAAACGAAAGATTATGTGTTGATGAGCCTTGATGCTGCCTTCAGTAAAAATGAGGTACAAGCAATTTGTCAGCGTTTAAATATCCACCGCAGTAAGTACTGGGCAAATCCTAAGATTGGTAGCCGTTTTTATACTTTGAGACGTTCAAAAGATGTAACTCGTACTATTCAAACAGTTAAGCAATATGCTGAAGAAGCCTTAGAAGGCTTGGTGCCGAATCGGTTTGCTTCAATTTTGGTAAATGCTTTTCAGACTGTTAAAAGTCAGGTGGACCTAAATATTGAAGTTACGCAGCTGTCTGGCCAGAAACAAACAATCCTTTATTTTGTTAAGGTTGGAGGCTAAACCATGGCATATCCAATCAAGACATTTGACCAATTACGCGCTGACATTATTCAGGAAGTCGAAAATTTAACTGGATTAATACTAGATGATGAGGATGATGCCGCCATTCGTGCAGATGGTGAAGCTGCTGTAGTTGAGGGCCTTTATCATCATCAAAGTTATATTCAAAAACAGCTATTTGTTGCTACAGCCGATGAGCCTTTCCTTTATATACATGCAAAACGCTTGGAATGTCCGCGTAATGGAGGCTCTAAGGCTTCAGGACGAGTCAAAGCGACGTCAAATACAGCGGTTACTATTCCAGCTGGCACAAAAGTCACGGATGGCAAAGGCCATTACTGGCTAACTTTATATAAAGAGACTCTTACAGCAAATAAGCCAAAAGAAATCCAAGTTATTGCTGAGTTTGACGGTGTGAGCTGGAATTTCGATGGTGAGCAGCTGCTTTGGGTTAGTCCGTTGCCGGGTGTAGCTGCACAAGTGGATGTTATTGAAATATCTGCGGGTGTTGATGTTGAAGACGTTGAAGCTTGGCGTCAGCGGATGATGGATAAAGAGGCTTTAGGCCTTATTCGTGATCGTGAAGCTGATCTTCGACGTATTGTGAAAGATGTGCCGGGTGTTGCCGATGTTTTTATTTTTCCTAAACGTCGTGGCCTTGGCTCTTTAGATGTCGCAATCACAGCAGCTGGTAATCCTCCGAACTCCCCAAGTACTGCATTGTTGGCTTTAGTTCAAACGACACTAGATGACTATTCAGGTTTCTGGGGTGATGTAAGAGCCTATGCACCAACAAAAGAATATTTGAATATCACTGCTGTATTTACTGGCTCAGTAAGTGAAACAGAGGTTAAACAAGTCATACGTGATTATGTTGGTTTACTAAAGCCGGGTGAAACTTATGTTGCTTCCACACTAGTGAGCAGAATCAAAGATTTGCAAGGTCTAACAGACATTCAACTTACACCCGGAGTAAATCAAACACCTATTTTGAGTGTATTTACTACTGGTTGGCTCCGGATCGGCACAATCACGGTGAACCCATCATGACCTTTGATCAAACAATAGAGCTTTATGCTTCAGTACTTCGCCAATTACTGCCAGCTGGCGGTTATGACACCTCACCTAAAGGTGTTATCGCAAAAGATATATACGCTCATGCAAAAGTACTTGCACAAGCTGATGTTGATGCAAAACGTATTTTGACTACGTTGGAACGTATTCCTGAAGAATTAATTAGTGAGTATGAAGCTGCTTATGGCCTGCCACTGAAGTGTTCTGTGAATACAACAAAAACTATTGAAGAACGTCTTCAGATTATCAAATGGGTTCAAGAGACAAAGAATGTTTTAAACCGTACCTATCTTGAGCAAGTTTTATCGATGTTTGATGTTGAGTTAATTGATGTTGTGAAATTTACGCCAATGCAATGTACAGAGCCATGCGACTCTCCAGTTAATACAGAGAGCCTTCGCTATAAAGTCAAATTAATTCTAAAAGCCCCAGTGCAAGCTGATATGGCATGCATTATTGAAAACTATCTTCCAGCCTATGTGCGATATGACATTGTTGAGGAACAAGTATGAAACGAATTGATAGTGCAAATGCACGCCCAGACGTGAACGGAGCAGGTAAAGCTGGCTTTCATGACAATTCAGATTTAAGCGGCCAAGATGCTACTTATCTCTCTCCAGATTGGCTTAATGTCATCCAAGAAGAATTAGCAAATCTACTGGAGCTTAGAGGTATTACTTTAGATTCAGAGAAACGTCGCCAACTGTTTGATGCATTGGCGGGTAAAGATGATCTAGATGCTGTACTGGATATTGTCCAATCATTAATTGAAGGTGAGAGAAATGCACGTATTGCAGGCCTTCAAGGGCACTTAAATGCCTTAAATCCACATCCACAATATGTGATGAGAAAGGATTTTAGGTTGCTATACAAGGATTTGACACCTGAAACTACTATACATCCTGTTGTATATATTCAAGACCCTAGCAAATGGATTGTTAAACACACTGTTGAAAATATATCTGTGCACATCATGCCTAATGGTTTTATTGAACAAACTGTTAAGGTTAGAGCTGTAATAGGTGATTACAATGCTCAAGTGTATTTACCTGTGTCAATTTCTCATATTTTGAATGTAGGTACAGTTTATCAAGCTCAAGGCCGATGGGATGAGGGGAATGGAGACTTTGAAGATGATTCGACGATTAGGCTACTTGATATCTATGATGAAATTATTCCTGTAGAGAATGGTGGCGGCCTTCAAGAGCGAAAGACTGTTATTAACTTTAGGTTCGACTATTTGAATGGCGATACTTCACATAATCAGGAAAGGTTTGCATACATTAGAATAACTGGATTTGGTGCTTCAAATACAGATTTAGAGAACTTAAATAGTTATCCATATCCTTACTATAAAAATCAGAGTGATTTAGATGGTCAGGTTGTTTATATCGATCAGAATCTTACTAATGTAAGCCTGTTAGAGCTATTCATTCAAACATACGGTGCTCCAACTGCCACTACACGAGCTATTTTCGTTGTTGCTTCAGGTGTGGTACTTATCGGAGTAACATCAGGCAGTTGGTTGGATGGTTCAAGTCGTCAAATCATTAACCATGGCCAAATCTTCGGTACAGGTGGTTCTGGCGGTTATTATGATGATGATGTAGCAATGGTTGGTGATGGTGGCACAGCTATCATTGCACAGAATGCCAGTAGCTTTATTGATGTACGCAACTATGGTTTGGTTGCAGGCGGTGGCGGTGGCGGTGCTGCTGGCAAGTCTGAATATACAATTGGCGCTCAACAATATTATGGAGTTGCAGGCGGTGGCGGTGGTGTTCCATTGGGCACAGGTGGCAGTAATATCAATCAAACCGCACCTACAGGCAAAACCCTTGTAAATCTTGTTGGAACAGCGGCAACCTTATCAGTTGTGGGCAATGGTGCTGACGGAACAGGTTTAGCAGCTGGTGACGGTGGTAATGTTGGTGAGAATGGTAAAGCTAGTGAATCAACACTTCAAAATGGTATTGTCGGTAAAGCCGGTTTAATTTACCAAGGTAATGTCACAATCACGAATATTGGCGGTGGACAAATGAAAGGTAGAGTGCCGTCAGTCTAGCTAATGTTACATCCAAGAGTACCTGTTAAAATATAGGTACTCATTCCTTCCCCATTAATATTGTCAAATTTATTCTAGTGCAAAATAATTTAGAAAAAGCTTAGTGCAGAATAAAAAATAAATTAGTGCAGAAAAAATCGAAAACTTACAATTTTGCTAAATAATAGATGATTCATGTTAAATGTATGGTAAATTTCACCAACAATAAAATAATCTAAGATTCTGATATTTATAAATATTTTTTATTTAAATATCTTGATTTTTCATAATTATGACTTTAGAGACAAAAACTATCTCGTTCAATGCCACGGTCAAATCATCTTTTTTTTTCTACGATGCGTTTGCAAGCCAATATCGTTTAATTAACGATCAAGCAAGCCTAAATGCAATCTTGTATATCTGTTCAAAGATTTTAAGGAATTAATGGTGATGCCTCATCAAATCACATTAATTTTCAACAAACTTTGACTATAGAAGAAGAGTATTTGTAGTTTATGCAAAGTATAGAGATGTTTATCAAGATAAGGCCTGTTAATGCATATCATTGTTAAATTTAGCTATATAAATTTTGCTCAGCAAGTAAAGTCCTGCTATAACTTGCTTGATGAAACTATATTTTTCAACTATTAAAGATAGTTCACCAG